GCTCCTCGTCCTCCGCCCCGGTAATCGCCCCGGCCAGCCATTCCTCCGGCTCGCCGTTCTCCCCGGTAAACCGGGGGGAAACGGCGATTTTCACCGGCTCGGCCCTGACGGCATTCCCCGCCATAAATGCTGCGAAGTGCGCCATACGCTACATGCCCTCCAGAATTCTGAATTTCTCCGGCATCTCCCAGTCGTCAAAGGTGCCCTCAATGACCTCCTCGAGGAAATCGGCGTTGGCGTCAAAGCGGGCCAGCGTGCCGCCGTTGATGTTGCAGTTTTTATGCACAATGGTCTGCCGTCCGGCGGCGCTGCCCGGGTCGTCGTTGGTCACTTGGATGTCAAAATACAAGTCCTCGCTGCGGTTTTTGTAGTCCAGCAGCAGTTGGCGTATCACCGACTGGTTGTAATGCGCCCTGCCCCTGAAAACGCCCTTCCAGCTCGCGGATTTGTGGCCCTTGCCCGTCCGTCCGAGGATGGGCACCTCGCTCTTCACCTTCGAGATAGAGGAATGAAAATCAATCAGTTGCATAAAACGGTAACGCCTGCCGCCAATGGTGACATAGCATTCCGCCAGCGCGCCGCTCACAGCGTCGCGCCCATTCATAGTCTGCGTCATAGTAATTTCTCCCTTTCCGGTTCGTATATTGATTCCCCTCCTTGGAGGGGTGTCCACCCGCGGTGGACGGGGTGGTTCAGCCCCCTTCCGCCCGGAAGGGGGCGCCGCCTCCGGCGGCGGGGGATGTCCAGTTAATTTTCCCCGCCAAAGGCGGGGAAAATTATGCTATAACCACCGTCATGTACAGTTGCGCCATTGCGCCCGCCGGGGTTACGCGGTCGCGGACGACCACGCTTTTCTTGGTGCCGCCCTGCTCCACCGCGATGTCCTCCGGCGAGAAGTCTTCAATCGCGCCGATTTGCTCCAGTTGGCGGTGATGGGCCACAATGTCGCTCCACAGCGCCACCCGCCCGGCGGCGTTGTTGGCGGACTTGCCCAGATATCGTTCGTTAAACAGCCCCGCGATGTCGGTGGCAATCTGGTCAATCAGCCGAACGGTCGCGTTGTCCTGAAAATCACGGTTTTTCTCCGCCGACAGGCTGGTCAGCGTGTTGATATCCTCCAGCACCCGCACCGTATCCCCAACCCGGTGAAAGACAAACGCGCCGCTTTTCAGCAGCGTCTCGAGCTGCGCCGCGGTATAGTCGCAGTCCACCTCAAGCTCGCCGTCGTAAACGGTGTTCATCAGGCTGCGCCCTGGCGCGATTCCGGCCGACGCGCCCGCCGTCCAATACACCAGCTCCGGCGCGTTATCAACCGATATAACGCCCTCGTAGTCCGCCTCCGCGTAACGGTACAGCACGCACTGCACCTTGACGCCCGCCGTCTCGCGCATCCGCTGGGTAAAATCGGCAAACATTTTCTTCAGCGGCAGCGCAACGTCCGCCGGCAGCCCCAGCGTGTGAAACGACCGGCTCTCCAGCTTCTGCAAGAAGTCGGCGTATTCCTCGTCGGTCGGCTCGCCGCTCAGGCCCACGCGGTAGGCCAGCACCTCTCTGGCGTGCGTCAGCGCCTCTCTCAGCGGAAGCAGCTCCGCCGCCGCCGCGCTGCACCCGAACAGCTCGGGCGCTTTGGCGATAAACTCGTCCGCCCTCACGGAGAAGACGGCCCCCTCCGGGCCGCTGGGGAGCTTCAGCGGCAGCGCGGTTACCCCGCGCTCGGAGAGGGATGCGTCGGCGCGCGCCGCGCTGACAAAATTCATATACGCTCCCGGAAGGATTTTATTCTGGACGGTAAACGTCCCGGCTCCTAATGCCATAATGGTATCGACTCCTTTTCGGTTCTTGTTTTTGTTTTACACCCCCCCGCCTTCGGCGGGGAATGGAGATGGAACGCACCCATAAATTCCCCTCCTTGGAGGGGTGGCGCGCAGCGCCGGGGTGGTTTCCCGCCGTCCCCCGACGGGGTGGTTGCGGAGGATTTCCCGGACGCACAATGTGCGTCCCTACCGGATGGTTATCTTTGTTTTGGCTGTGCCCATGCGGGGGTTTTGGCTTTCGGCTTCGCGCAGCAGTTCGGTGTAGGTCACGCTGATAACCGCCGCGCCGTCCTTGACGGTACATTCGATTTTCCGTCCGCGCACCGGGCCGTCCGGCGTGTCAATCAGCTCAAGGGCGCGGCACAGCTCTTCGAGGGGGTATCGCGGCTCGTCCAGCTCGCCGTCCTCGGCGTGAAACCCCAGCGCGCGGGGAACGGGCTCCGGGAGATAGACCGCCTTGACGCGGCTCACGCGTTCCCGGCGCCCCATCGGCAGCCGCCGTTCCTTCACGCCGTCCAAAGAGACGGCGCAGCGGGATTTGTCAAACCCCGCCGCGCCCAGCGCCGCTTCAACGCAAGCCCGCAGGGGCGGCCGCCCCTGTCCGGCCGCGCCCCCTTCCGGGTTACGATTCCACATGGACATAGATGCCGTTTTTCTTCGATTCCAGCACAAACGCGTCATACACCACGCGCCCCTCAATCAGCCACCCGTTGATGCCCGGAGGGTTGTCATGGATTTTGTACTCGCAGAGCTTCACCGGCGCCGCCGTAGCGGACGGATGCGTCAAAATAAACCCGACGCCGGCCGGGAAATACGACCCCGGGGCAAGGATGAGCGGAATCCCGTCCACCAAGCCCACCGCGCCCGTCGCCAGCAGCGCCTGCGACGCGTCGCCCGAACGCATAAAGGCCGCGTCCATTTTAATGGCCTTGTAAAACTTCGGCGTAATCAAGGCGACCCTTCCCGCCAGCGGCACCCGATTCTCCGTCAGCGCGTTCACCCCCTCAAGGAAGCAGTCATACGCGTTGTTTTTCGTCAGCCCGCTGACGCCGCTCCGCAGACCCGCGCACTCCGCCATCTGCGCGATGCGGTAGATTTCGATTTCCGGGATGGTCACCTCGTCGATTTGACGCGCGAGGGCTTTTCCCGCCTCCTGCGTCATCATGGTGGACTCAAACGTCCTCCGGTCAATGGTAAAGGTAAAAGCTCTGTCCCTCCGCAGGGTCAGGGCCTGCACCCCGGCGTCCAGCTCATCCGCCTTTCCGTAGCGGTTGGTTCCGCTCATGCTGTAATCGCTCATCGCCACGGTGGGGATGGAATAGACCGAAACCGTATTCACCCCTGTCCAGTCATAAGCGCCGTTCACGGCCGCCGCCGTCAAAGTCCCCGCGGAAAACCTCTCGTCCACCTGCGGCGCGTACTTCTCCGCAAAATTGATAGCCATACAATAACCTCTCTTTTCTTTTCATTCGTTTAGTGTGTTTTTTTGCGTGCGGACGCGCAAAGCGCGCCCCCGCTGTCAGCTTTCAAACAGTCCGGCTAAAAAGCCGTCGCCGTCCGGCAGGCCGTCGCGGCCCTCGCCCGGAACCATTCCCTTTGCGCGAAGCGGCTTTTCCAGCTCCGCCCGCAGGCTGTCGGCCGTCTCGGCAAATTCCTTTTCCCGAGTCTCCCATTTTTCCATCAAGAAAGCGCGGTCTTCCTCACTCAGCCCCATCCCGCTCAACAAATCCGTCGTCATTTGCATCACCTCCTTTCATATCGCGGCGGCGTTCCGCCGCCCCCTACAGGTCTACGTCCATCGCGTACCGCTTGAATACGACCGTCGCGCCCTCCGCCCCGAGGAAGCCAAACAGCTCTTCAAAGCTCGCTTTCCATTCGGTTTCATAACCGTCGGCGTCCAGCTCGATGTCGGCGTACATCGCCGTCAGGGTCATGCGGTTGGGGGTGCCGCGCAGGATTCCGTCGCCGATGTCAAAGCCCATGCCGTTTTCCATGATGGCCCGTTTGAGCATCGACGCCAGCGTCTCATAGCTGGTGTGGTCTACATGCACCCGCAGCGTCTCCACACCGCCCTGCGTCCCGTCCACCGTCTTCACCCGCACCGCGCCGTAGGCGGCGAGGTTGTGGCGAAACTCGGCAAGGTCGGCCCCGTCGTAGTTTTTCAAGACGAGGATGGTGTTGCGCGCGTCCTCCTGCAAGCTGTTCTGAAAATCCGAGAGCAGGGCGTTCAGCGCGTCCTGCAAGCTCTTCACCCTGCCCAGCAGCGGCTGTTCCCCCGGGGCCTTAAACGCCGTCAGCGGCACCTGTCCCCAGCCCCAAGGCCGCCCGCCGGCGGACAGCCACGCGCCGCGGCCGTCCGGCGTCAGCTTTCCGTCCTCCAGCGTATACCGTTCCATCCCCTCCCTACGGTAGAGTTCAACGTGCCGGACGCGCCTATTGTTCAGCTCGTAATCCATCACATCCTGTTCAAAGACCCTCGCCGCGCAGTCCAAGACGGTGTGGTCGCTGTCCGCCCAGAAGGGGAGCAGCTCATACGGCGGGATCCGTTTGAGACAAAGACGCCCCTCCGCGTCAAAATGCGTCAAAACCCAGCCGATGCCCGCGCCCACCGCGTCCAGACAGGCGCTGTAAAGGGTCTTGCGCCTGCGCCGGTTGAGAAACGCGTGAATGTCCGCCAGACTGTCCCCGGCGGAAACAATCTCAAACGGCGTCCCGACCAGATAGTTCACCTTTTGCCGCGCCAGCTTGGCGTATTGGTTGTCCACAAGCCGGTTGTTCGGGAGGTTGCGCGCGGCCTCAAGCTGGCCTCCCCGTCCAATCACCCGCCGTTCGCGGGCAAGGATGTCATGCTTCCCCTCCAGATACCGCGCCGCCGCAATCTGCGCCGCCCTCCCCGGCGAATGAAGCCACTGCCGAATCTCCCTCTCCAAATAATTTCGCATCATACCGCATCCTTTCTTATTTTATTTACGGGCGGCCAAACGCCGCAAAAATACACCCCCCTCACCACCCAAACACATCCCCCGCCGTCACGTCTTCCATCGCGTATCTCATGGCGTCCATCAGGTGGTCGGCCCCGGTGGGCGCGGCTCGGTGGGCGTCGCGTTCCGCGCCGGTGTCCCAAGCGTATCCCGCAATCTCCGTCAGGAAATTCACGCACCGCGGATGGACGATGATCTCCAGCCCCTGCAAGGCGCGTATCCCGCACCGCACGCTGTCCGCCCCCTTGCGGGCGGGACGGATGCGTTTCATACCCATCTCCCGCAGCTCGTCAATGCTCTTCGGCTCGGCGGCGTCGGCGCGGATTTTCTCCTTGCGGAACCCCATCTCCTCAATGCGCTGAAAAAGCGCCCGGTTGGTCTGCCGCCTCTCATACAGCTCGTCAAACACATACAGCCGCTGCCTCTCCCGGTCAAACACCCCGCAAAACAGCGCCGCCGGGTCGTTGGCGTATCCGAAGTCCAGCCCGAAGACGGGGAAAACCGTCCGGCTCCGCAAGGACGGCGTCCCGCCGCCCGCCGCGCTCCCTTCCAGCAGCCGCCGCCAGTCAAACGCCTTCTCCCGCCAGTTTTCATACACCAACCCCTCGCCCGCGCCCCAATGCCCCAGCCCGGCTACTTGATAGCGCCGGGGGTCTTTCTTCCGCATCTTGGCAAAGAGCGTCTTATCCTCCTTGTCCAAAAACTCATTGCACCGGAAGGTGGTGGTCAAAGCCAGCGTATCCCGGCTCTTCGCGTCAAAAAAGCGCTTCTTCAGCCAATGCCGCTCATTCCAAGGATTAAACGTCAGCGTAATCTGCTTGAAGCAGCGGGGCGGGGCGCCCCCCGCCCGCGCCGGCGGGGCCGGCAAGGCTCCCCGCAGGCATTCGTCCAAAAACTGAAAATCCTTCTCCTCGGAGATTTCAAACGCCTCCTCCACCCACATCCAGCACAGCGTGCCGTATTCGGGGGCGAGGGAGGCGATTTTGTGCGGGTCGTCCAGACCCCGGAAAAAAATCTTCTGCCCGGTCGGCCGGTAAACCATCTCCAGCGGCGACTCCTTGAACCGCCAGTATTTCTCGCATCTCAGCCGCCGCGTGGCCCACCGCAGCTCGGTAAAGCACGAATCCCTCAGCGTCCGGTAGATTTTCCGCACCACCAGCGTATTCGCGCCGGGGGTTTCCATCATCCTCGCGATGATATTGAGGGCGGTGGTCTTGCTTTTCTTCGAGCCGCGCCCGCCCTTCACCACGCGGTAACGCCCCTTGAAATGCCAGAAGGCCTTGTAGCCCTTCCCCACAATCTCGGGGATGTAGACGTGATTCTGCTTCATCTCAGCTCGTCGCCCCCCGTAATCACCACCGGCGCGCCGCCGCCCTCCTCCGCCTCGCTCTCAAACAGCCCGAACCGTTTGCCCAGCAGTTCGGCGGCGCGCAGCCGTTCCCTAGCGCCCCCGCCTTCCGCCTCCCCGCGCAAAAACGCGGTCAGCGTTTCCAAAATTTCCTTCGTCCCGGCAATGCTTTCCATCTCCGTCCCCTTTCCAATAAGAAGGAACCGCTTCGGTTTGAAGCGGCTCCCGTTATTCTTCCACGCTATCAGTATAGCACGGATGGAACTCTCTTGTTCTATCTAATTTTTTCGGCGATTTGACGAACATTTATTCTGAAGCCGCACGGTATTCACTCCTTTTTTGGGGCCTTACGCCATTATCTCGCCGTTTTGCCTGCTTTTTTGTTATGTTCGATAAAGCAAGTTTGTGCAATTCGTACAATCTGATTTCTGAAAACCCCATTTCTTCCACAATTACCAGCCAACTCTTGCCTTCTATGTACCTTCCGCGCATTAAACGCCGCTGCACGGACGGCAAGCCGTCGATGGTCCTTTCGACGCGCATCTTCGCGTCGGCGAGCCGCTTGGTCAGGTTGTCCGCCTGTGCTTGGATGCCGGA